GTTTGATTACGAAGGTATGTTAGAGTTTGGACTAAAAATTAGACTTAATACGCCTATTGAAACACTTCAATCATTATTTGATTCATTTGAAGATGTTAACTACCACTCAGAAGGAAGTCATTTATCGTACGCTATTGATTCTATAAAAGAAAAAGATAAAGTAGAAGCATTAGATCACATAAGAAACTTTAAAAAAGCTATTAAGAAAACTTTAGTTAGTTTCAACGAAGGAGCAGATCCAAGTAGAAAACAATTAGAAGAAGCAGAAGTAGTAGTAAATGAAAGAGTAGGTAGCTTACAGGAGTTTATCTCTCTTATTCAAGATAGAGCAGCAAATAACGATACTACAGAAGCAGAAGAAGCAGAAGAGGTAATGTATGCTTTAGGAGAGCATTATAACTTAGGTGTTGATATTATGCATGGTGCAAATGAAGGTAGGAGATCTAAAACATACGGTAAAATAGCAGAAGGTAGAAGAAAGAAGACTAAAGGTGGAAAAGTAGTAACAGAAAATGACTACGAAACTGGAGGATATGTAGAGAGTATGGGACCTATGTTTGATAAAGGTGTTAATATGTTAATTAAAGCCTGGGAAGAGTGGAAAATGGGACCAATGACAGAGCCTGGTATGATAGAGTTTGCTAAAAAAGATGTACTTAGTTATTTAGAGACTCAACTTATGGTTGAGAATCTTGAAGAAAAGAAGGGTAAAGATCTTGACGGAGACGGAGATGTTGATGGAGACGATTATAAACATGCTAAAGACAAAGCTATTAAAAAAGCAATGGGTAAAGATGAAATCGTAAAAGAAAATATCAAAGCAATAATCTCTAAAGTATTAGAAGAAGGAACAATCAACGAAGCAGCTACAAATGAATTAGCAAAGTTTGCTGAGCAATACGGCGGTTTTGAGGGAATGAAAGCAGCTATTATACAACTGCAAGACGTAGTAACAGATATAGAATCGTACTACGACAAGACAAGAACAAAGATACAGAAAGTCTACCATACATTAGGAGACATTAGAAATGAAGAAGGATTAAAAGTTGGAGGATTTCTAGCTCCAGCTATAGAATCAGCTTTTAATAAAGACTTAAGACCTGTTACTAAAGCAGGATTTACTAAAGGACTAGATACCCCTAAAGTAAAAGTTATATCTAAAAGAGAGTTAGATAGACAGGATGTGGGAGTACCTAATATAGGAGAAGACGAAAAACAGACAGTCTATTCAGCACCTCTAAATGGAACATTAAGAGAGACTAAAAAGTAAGACTATGGCACAACTATTAATAGAAGTAACACCATTTAAATCTATATTAAGGGAATCAAAAGAGAAACCTGGAGTATACGAAGTGGAAGGCGTAATGCAAAGAGCAATCGCAAAAAATCAAAATGGCCGTACTTATAGTAAAGCTATATTAGAAAGAGAATCATCAAAGTATATAGAAGAGTTTGTAAAGAATGGTAATGCATTCGGAGAACTTGATCACCCTGAATCTCCCATTGTCTCCTTAAAGAACGCCTCTCATATAGTAAAAGAGTTATGGTGGAAAGGAAACGATCTTATGGGACGTGTAGAATTACTAAACACACCAGCCGGAAACATTGTAAAAGAGATTATAAAAGCAGGACATACAATAGGGATTTCATCCAGAGGTACAGGTTCAGTTACTCAAACTAATGAAGGTACTTTAGAAGTTCAACCAGACTTTGAATTGGTGTGTTGGGACTTTGTTTCTAATCCATCTACACATGGTGCGTTTATGAATCCTATATCTTTACAAGAAGGTAAACAGAAAGTAAACAAATATAGTGGATTAGATTCTATTATCAACGATATACTAAGAGCTTAATGAAATTACAGGATATAATCTTTGAAGAAGATACTAGTTTGAGATCTGGGGAAAAAATTACAGTTATAGAACCTGGTATGGAAGCAATGGCTAACAAACTAGCACAAACAGTAGAGAAGGAACTTGAAGCTAATAAAGAAGATATAGAATCTAAAGAAGGACAGGTTAATGAAGCTGCTATAGTAAGTATAGTAGGTTACATACTAGTTTCTAATACGATAGCAAACATGCTAGCTAAGATGTTTAAATGGTTAGCTAAGAAGTATAATAAACCAGGAATGATGAATAACGCTGAATGGTGGTATAACTTCACGCATAAAAATGAAGATGCATTCATGGCACCCATTAAACGTATAGTTGGTATCTTTACAAAAGATGAAGCTAAGAAAAAAGGTATTACTAAAATTTTATATGCTATAATTATATTTGGTATGGCAGGCTCTGCAGGCGGCGAAGCAGTTAACATGTTAAAAAAGACTAAATGGGCTACAGCAGCTGCATATAGCGCTAAAGCATTAATAAAAGGAACAGAGGTCAGCACCCTTATAAAAGGGGCTGTAGAAGACTTAGTTTCGTAAGATAATTCCTCGGACGCTACCGACGGGCAGGAAAGTTAACCATCTTTATAGGTGGTTTTCTTGTTTTTGGTAAATAGTATATATTTATATACGAATATACAGTGATCTATACTGTATTATATTTTGTAAAAACTTTCCTATTACGATTACAATAATCGTAGAAACCAAACAAATTTATTAAAATGGCAAACAAAGATTTATTCAAGCAAGCTATTGCTGAAGCAAAATCTATTAGAGAAGCTGCTATTGCTAATGCTAAAGAAGCTTTAGAAGAATCGTTAACTCCACACTTAAAGGATATGTTAGCTGCTAAATTACAAGAGATGGATGATGCATCTGTTGAAGAAGAAGTAGTAAACGAAGTAGAGGTAGACGAAACTGAAGAAGTAACTGAAGTAGAGACAGTAGAAGGAGAATCTATGGAGGATGAAAAAGCAATGGAAGAAGCAGAGGATGATTCAGAAGAATCTGAAGACGAAGCTGAAGACGCTGGAGAAGAAGAAGCAGCTGAAGAAGCTGAAGAAGATGTAGAGGTAAAGGACATGGAAGTGGACGACCTTAAAGATCTTATTCGTGACATTATCGCACAAGAAATGGGCGACGGTGGTGAAGAAGAATTAGGCATGGACGACATGGACGCTGGAGCAGAAGTAGAACCTGAGGGTGATATGGAAGTTGGAGCTGAAGATGAAGAAATTGACCTAGACGAACTATTAGCCGAGTTAGAATCAGTAACTAACGAGGAAGTAGAAGAAGAAGTAACTGAAGAAGTAGAAGAAGAAGTAAAAGAAGAAGTAAAAGAAGAAGAAATTAAAGAAGAAGATAATTCTGAATTAAATGAAGCTTTAGATACTATCCAAAACTTACAGAACCAACTACAAGAAGTTAATCTTCTTAATGCAAAACTATTATATGTTAACAAAGTGTTTAAGACTAATAACTTATCTGAAGCACAAAAAGTTAATATCATTGCTGCATTTGACAAAGCTGAAACAGTAAAAGAAGTAAAATTAGTATTCGAAACTGTTTCTGATAACGTTGTAGCTAAGAAAGCTACAAAAGTTACTAACGAGAGCAAATTAGGAATGGCATCTAAAGCGACTGGAACTACAGCTTCTAAACCAGAGGTAATTTCAGAAGTTAGCGCTGCTGTAAAAAGAATGCAAAAATTAGCTGGTATTATTTAAAATTTAAAAAAACTATTTAACAAACCTTAATCATGGAAATTAATTCTTTATTAGAAAGTGCAAATGGCTATAAAGCCTTGCAAGACGATGCTGCTAAACTTGCAGACAAGTGGGGAGCATCAGGATTGCTTGAAGGTTTAGATGCTAAAACATCTAATAACATGGCAATCATGTTAGAAAATCAAGCAAAACAAATCGTAGCTGAGCAATCATCTACAGGAGGAAACGCAATCGGAGCAGCCGGTGGTGGATCAGAACAATGGGCAGGAGTTGCTTTACCTTTAGTAAGAAAGGTATTCGCTCAAATCTCATCTAAAGATTTCGTCTCGGTTCAACCAATGAACTTACCTTCAGGTCTAGTATTTTACTTAGACTTTAAATACGGAACTGCTGGAAACGGTAGAGCTGCTGACGCTAGCATGTATGGAAATGCATCTGGAGTTAACAAATTAGGAGTAGATGTAGATGCTGC